ATTCAGATCAATCTACGATATGTTCGAGACTTGTGTCGTGACGTGTGGAGCGGATGGGGCGGTTGTAAACTCGTTCGGCAAGCGAGTACGCCAAGTTCCTGCCTACAACGATTGGCCCATCAGTGTTTGTGGCGCTGGCGATACGTTTACGGCGGCTTATGCCTTGCGGTGGCCCCACAAAGGGGCGCTGGAGTTTGCCAGCCTTGCCGCCGCCGTGGCCGTCGGTAAACCCGATACATCAGTCGTTACGCTAGAGGAGATTTATGTATTCAAACGAAAACTTCGAGGAATGGCAAAAAAGCCTTAAAGCCAGTCTTAGGGGACCGGCCGGAACGTTTGTTCCCAAGCTGTGGGGGGCGGAGGTTTGTATGGTCAACACACCACAGTATTGTGGAAAGGTACTTTATTTGTTTCCTGGCCGGTTCAGCAGCCTACATAGGCATAATGTAAAGGACGAAACGTTTCTTGTGCTGGAGGGGGAGGTTTTGTTTGAGTCCCAGATCGATGAGCCAGAGATGCAGGTCACACAATTACTGACCAAGGGGATGTTTGTCCGGGTATGGCCAGGGACGTGGCACCGATTCCGGGCGCTGAATGCCGCAGCGGCCGTTGCCGAGTTTAGCACCCACCACGATGACGCCGATACGTATCGACAGGAGCCTAGCGGGATAGTTGAGTGATTATTACCAAAGAACGGTTGGAGGACATTGCCCGGCTGCCAAAGCCCCAACAGATCGCGGCGATCGAGTTGGTTGGCAGGCGAGAGTGGGAGGCTTGTGCTGACGATGTAATGTATTGGTTGGACGCCAGTCAACACTATGTACCGTATGTTTTTACCCTTGACCGCCGGACGATGTATAAGTGTATTACCTGTAACGACGATGCAACGTATGGATCGACCGAGTTGGCCAAACATATGTTCATCCGGCACAATGTCGAAAACGTCCCGGACAAAGACCTTCGGAAGATGTTTACCGAATTGCCGACTACTCGATCGTTCACGCTTTACGACTATATGCGGCCGATCATTAAGTATTGGTTAAATGAGCAGTTGTTGGCGTTCGAAAAATCGCGGGATATGATGGCGACGTGGTTAATCACAGCGTTGTATACGTGGGACACAATATTTCACCAAGGCCGCCAAAATATCTTCCAGTCCGAAGATTCCACTAAAGCCAACGAGTTGGTCGAGCGGGCGGGGTTTATATACGATAATCAGCCAAAGTTTCTTAGGCGACACAAACGGCAGTTGACTGTGGGATCGAGCCGGAGCGGGATATTTAAGATCCCTGATATGAATAGTGAGATATTGGGGTTTCCGCAAGGCCCCAACCAGATCCGCCAATACCACCCGGCCGGGATATTTTTAGACGAAGCGGCCTTTCAGGCCGAGGCGGCCGAGGCGTTCGCGGCGATCAAACCGGCCATCCAGGCTGGCGGTCGTGTCACCCTGCTCAGCACGCCCAATCCATCGTTCTTCCAAGCCATATGCCAGGACAAACTCGAAAAACCAACGGACTAAAGTTCCGCCAGGAGTTGGAGATGCCCGGCCGGTGGGTCAGGCCAGACGAGCTGGCCAAGCTGGCGCTCGGTCGGCCGGTCGTACTAATCAACGGGGCGTTTGATTTGTTGCACCCCGGTCACATCAGGCTGATTGCTGAGGCGCGGCGGAGGGCCAAAACACTGGTGGCCGCACTGGATAGTGATCGTAAAGTTGGGGAGGCCAAAGGTCCGGGCCGACCAATACTGACGTGGATCGAGCGGGCCACGGCACTAGGGTACTTGGGGATCGACTATATTATTGAGGTGGCCAGTCAAGCTGATATGGACGAGATTATTGTGAGCGGTAAGATAAACTTTAGGGTCCAGGGAGGCGATTATGAGGGACGGCCGACGCGATATCCGGCAGTACCGAAGTTTTTCGTCCGACAATCCATTCATACGAGTGATATAGTTGAGAGGATTCGTAAAAATGTTTAGTACGATACATAGGTATTTGTGTAATATATATTACTGGATCAGCGGAAAAGACAAATGTGTTATCAAAGGCCACCTTGTACGCCTGAGCGCGAATTTGAGGCCCGGTCCTGGTAATTTAAAAAAGGACTTGGCTTATATAAAACAGCGGCAGAAAAAACGGCTATGAACGAAGCCAGCAAATTTCGTGAGCGATGGCAAAGGCTGGGAAGGTGGGAGCGATACTTTGTGCCCGGCCAAACAATATTGGACGTAGGCTGCGGGAATGATAAGATTGTAGATTGGGCAACGGGCTGGGACGTTGCGCAAGGAGACGCACAAAAGTTAGATGGAGTTGCGAACGATAGTTACGATTTGGTTTTTAGTGCTCATTGTATCGAGCATATGCGCTCGCCCCTGGAGGCCCTAACAAACTGGTGGCGGGTTGTGCGGCCTGGCGGTCATCTGATCGTGGTCGGCCCGGACGAGGATCTTTACGAGCAGGGGATTGTGCCAAGCGTGTTCAACCCGGACCACAAGGTCACCCTGACCTTGCATAAATACGACAGTTGGTCGCCGCTCACAATCAACCTGATCGATCTAGTCAGGCCATTGGCGGGCCATAAGCTGGTATTGGCGGAGATCGTGGATGCGGGGTACGATCATACCAAACAGGGCGTTGACCAAACGCTCGGTACGGCCGAAGCGGGCGTAGAGTTGGTGGTTCAAAAGATCGATCACCAAGCATGGTTGCGGACGGCCCTCAGGAGCTTGGCCCGGTGCCCAGAGTGCGGACGGCTGGAGGTCGTGGTGCTGGGGCTTGAAGAGGATAGGCGGTTTAGGGTGAGGTGTCAGGGTTGTGGGATGGTGGTGGGGATAGTGCTATGACAAGACGAATATGGTTTCAGACTTTATGCGGGGGTATTGGGGCTTGGTTGTTTAAAGGTACACATAATAGAAACCTGATAACAAAACTGCCTGGTCGTGTTGGTCGTGTCCTTAATGCCAATGAGTATATAGCGGCTAGACAATTAAGTAAACAAGCCCATATTATTGACCCCAAATCGTGGATATATTTGCCGAACCGGCCTAGCTGGGTGGATTGGGGAACGGGTAAGGCGTTTTGGGCACGAGGTAAAACTCGTTGAACGCTCGACCAACCGGTGAGCTAGAGCAGTTTAAATTCACATTCCCCTCCCCACCGGAGGACTCGACCATCCTTTACGAGGGAGTTGGCTTGCGGATCGTAAAAAACGCCCACAACGGGTTCGTCGTTGTGTCGCTCCACCATACGGCCAACCCATCCAAACGCTCGGTTGCGTGGCGCGCCGAGGCTAAGGCTGGCCTCAACCAAGCCAAGTTCCAGAAAGAATATGATCTTGATTATGAGGCCCTGTTTGGTGAGCAGGTATTCCCACAGTTCGCAAAATACAAATCCAAGATCGTCGTTGGCTCACCGTACCCCGAGTTTACCCACAAAACCCCAATGTACGGAGGATTTGACTATGGGACCCGTAACCCTAGCAGCTTTCATGTTTATGCCATACTTGACGGGACGGTCTATTCGATTTGGGAACTGTATAAAGCCTGCAAAAACATCTCCGACTTCGCCCTCGAACTCCAACAATGTCCATATTGGCACCAACTACGGTATATTGCGGCCGATCCCTCGATCTGGTTCAACAACCAGCAATCCGCTATTGGAGGGCCGGTGACTAGTGTCCAAAGCTTGCTATACAACAAAGGTGTCCGTAAACTGGTAAAGGGCATCAAAGACGAAACATCGTTTATCGCCCGGATGAACGATTCATGGTCCGATTTGGCCAACCGACCCCCCAAATTCCGAATATTTGACCGCTGCCCCTACCAGATCCGGGAGTTCGAGACGGCAATTTACAAATCAATGTCCGAGAAGGTCCAGTTGACCAAGCCATACCAAGAGGGAATCGCCGAAAAACACAACCACAGCCTGGACGATGCAAAGTACTTCTTCAACTCCCTGTCGCCCGGTTCCAGCAACCTTAAGATCAAAATCCCCGAGCTATGGAAGATGTACGCCCAGTGACAATGGTATGTTATCCTGGAATCAGTCAAATAACCGCCCAGATATGTTAAAATAATATCGTCCATGCCCTCCACTACGTTTAGCCAGAACATCCCGTTAGAGTTTGTCGATCAGCAAGCACCCGTCAGTCAAATGATCATAGAGCCTGAAACGGCTCTAAAATACGTGACGGAATGGAAGAACCGGATGGACCGCGTGCGCAAGCCGCGCAGGGACATTTGGGACGAATGCTGGCAACTATACCGGGGGCTGGAGGATTTGTCCGACAAAGCCTCGTGGCAAAGCAAACTAACTATACCGAAAGCTTGGTCCAGCGTCAAACAAGCATCCAGCGTAATCTCCCGGCTGCTCAACCTGTCGGCTCGCCCGTGGAGTATGGGGCCGGTCAACCCTGACGATCTTGTAGATACCGTGAGGGCCGAACAGTCCGCCGATCTTGTTAAGGTATTCCTAGAAAACTCCAACTATATCGAGCATTTTATGGAAGGGCTGGAGTGTGGGTTTGTGTTGGGGCTGGGAGTTTGGAAGGTTTGGTGGGGACTGGAGCCAAGGTTGCGCGCCCGCGTCATCCAGAACGCCAACACTCGCCAACTAATCCAGGAAGAGATCCTGGAGGGCCGCCTTCACATTCGGGCGGTTGATCCTTATAACTTTTTCTGGCTGCCGGGCAGCCGGATCAACAAATGGGTCGGGACAATCGAGATGCTGGAGGTCCCAAAGTGGGAGATGCTGGAGATGGCCGAAAAGGGGCTGTTTGGACCAGATGCGTTCAAAAAGCTCAAGGACCTGGGTACGGCCTCTCA